ACAGTGGACGGTGCTACCTTTTACCATGCCACTAACGTAGATCCTGAGTGGAGAAACGTAGAGTACATAGTAACAATCGAAGATCATATATTTTATAGATAGGAGTAAGGCATGAATAGATATTATGTTGAGATATTAAATCACGATGATGAGCATATACATTTTTATATGTATGCAACGAGTGTGGATTCAATAAAAGATACAATAGAATATAAATCATACTATTCAATCGGCAAAGTGGATAGACATGGAAGGTTCATACAATGAACATATTTTTTATAGACAAATGCCCAATCAAAGCAGCTCGACAACTATGTGACAAGCATGTAGTCAAGATGGTATTGGAAACTGCTCAGATGTGTAGCACTGCATTACATGAGTGGTGCTTTGAGGATGAACCTATACTGAAAGAAATATATAAACCTGCATACAAAAACCATCCTATGACTGTATGGGTACGAGAGAATGATGCTAACATGACATGGGCTGTAGCACATGGCCTTGAGATAGGCAGAGAGTACACACGTAGATATGGCAAGCATCATAAGAGCACAGCTATAATGAAAAAGATAGCTGCATACATGTTTCACGATAACTTTGATGAGGACTTTAGACTACACACAGAACCACCACAGTGTATGCCAGACCAGTTCAAGTGTGACGATTATGTAGAGGCGTATCGTAACTACTACCGCACAGACAAGGCACACATACTACAATGGACAAACACACCACAACCTACATGGATTGCAGCTTGACATGGAATGGGAAATAATATATTTAATTATGATGATTGTTGCGACTAACATCATGGGCTTTGGAGACTAGTATGACAGATAATTACGCTAGGTTCTACAGACTGCCTAGATACATACAGAAAGAGATAAGGTCTAGGTATACTCAACCGTTTAGTTTAGAGGCCATAGAATATGGCGAGAACTTATTTGAAGAGCAAGTAGAAGAAGACATACAAACATTTAAAAACTATTAAAGGAGACTAACTATGCCACAATACAAAGTACATCTCTTGGTAGATCTTCTTGACTGTGAAGAACATGAGTTAGATAAGTTAATGTATGTGGTAAAAATATCACACGAAATGGTAGAGGCACTTGAGTTGCATACACCAGACAGTTTGATAGACTATGCGATAAATGACGCTGATCAAAATTATCCTGACGCTGACATATACTTGCATCAGATAGAGGAGATACATTCAGTACATTAAGAAAGGAGATTAACATGACTTATTCAGTCAGATTTATTATAGGTTCATTGGCATTGGTAGTGGTGCTGATGGTGTTAACATTTGTAGCAAATGCACAACAAGGATTACCTTGTGCTCCTATGAAAGAAACAATGCGTAAACTTTTACATGAACACAAGGAACTGCTTATATTTAGAGGCATATCTGTGCGTGGACACGTAACTATAATTCACTTAAATGAAGATACTGGCAAGTGGACTGCATCAGTGATAAGACCAACTGACCCTACACTAATGTGTGGTGTAGATGCAGGGACAACAGGAGAACTTATAGAAACTAATAGTGAGGTAAACACCAAAAACTTTTGGTGCGCTGACTGTGGTTAACAAAAAAATGTACTCTGATTTAGTCACAGAGTTAGTATGGAAAGCTGCACATGCCGATCCCACTTACGACATACACAGAGCTAAAGTAGTATCTGATCTGTGTAAAGTTCCAGTGGCTACATTAATGAAGGTAGTAAGACATGCTCAAAGAACTCCTAAGACAGTTAATTGGGATGTTATCAGTAACAAAATTATACAATAGGAGACAGCATATGGCTGATGAACATGAGGGTACACGTATAACTACTAAAACACCACTGTATACACTTGATTGGTACATCAAATGGCTTTCTAGTATTGTGCTTATGTTTGGCATGATACTTACAGCTAACAATATTTATCCTATGAATTTGTTCTTTCACTTTGTCGGTATAGGTGGTTGGCTTATTGTCGGCATGATGTGGAATGACAGAGCACTAATGGTTATAAATACTTTTGCTTTAGCTACACTAGCTACCAGCATAACAAGACTATACATCTTTATGTGAGGAGATACACCATGCGTAAACCTATGACAAAAGAACAGCGAGAAGCATCAGCTAAACGTCTTGAGAAAGCACGTGCAGCCAAGCGTAAACCTGCTAACCTAAGTGTCCATGAGAGTGTACGTAACCTAGACAGTAATCACCCTGTGAATACAGATAAGGTTAAGTCATGGATTAAGCACAACGAAGAGATGCTTTCTTCCTTAAGGATGTCTTGCAGAAGAGACAAGGCTATACAGAAAAGACTTAACAATGAAATGAATATACTAGAAATGTATATACATAACATGAAGTTTTATTTACGCACTGGTTTGTGGCTAGACAGTGTATACGGTAAAGACAGAGAGCACAGTGTAACTAGAAAGTGTACTGTCATGGCTTACGATAAGAATGGTAACGTCAAAAGATCAGTAGGTGTGCATTACCCTGACATAGGACTGTACACAAAAGAGATGCAACAACAAGAAATGGAAGCGACATGAGGCCAATATCTGTGAAACGATTAGTCAACCTTTACGTGCAATCACCTGAGTTTAATCGCTTACGTGATAAAACTAAAGTAGACTACACAAGGTTCTTAAAAGTGTTGACAGATAGATTTGGAGAGAAGACAGCCAACAGTGTGACAGGCAAGGACGCAAAGATAGCCTACGAAGAGTGGGTTAAGCGTGGCATACAGTTAGCCAATCATGTAGCTGTTGTGTCTGGCAGGGCATACAGGTATGGGTTAGACATGGAGTATGTCAAGAACAATCCCTTTGCTTTGGTACGTAAGCTAACACCTGCATCACGTAATGTAGTGTGGACAGAGGATCAGGTACGTGAGTTTCTTAACGTAGCCTATGGTGACTTTGTTTACCGTAACGTGGGACTGATAGTGCAGATGGCATACGAGTGGTGTCAACGTGTAGGTGACATGCGTATGCTTGAGTGGCAGTGCATAGACTTTGATAACAACCGTCTAAATCTAATTCAGTCTAAGAGAGGTGCAGTGGTGCACTTACCCATATCCGAATCTCTATTAGATATGCTAAAAGAACAAAGAGATGACTTTGACTTTCAGAAGTATGTCGTTCCCATGCCAACTCCTAGAGATGGAGAATACATACCATTCTCTATGGAGAGGTTATCTAAAATAGGCAGGAGGATTATGCGACAGGCAGGACTACCTGAAGAGCTTAGACTTATGGACTTACGTAGAACTGGCACAACTGAGATGGTAGAGGCAGGTGTACCACTACCACAGATCATGTCTGTGACAGGACACGCTAATCCACAGTCAGTTAAACCCTACATAAAGAACACTTTCCTTAGTGCTAACAGTGCGTTGACTGCACGACAACAGTTTAAGGAAGAGTGATATGCCATCTAGAAAAGAATACTATATTGATTACCGTAAAAAATTACGTGACATTAACACATATGAAGACATAACAATACGATGGTTAAACTATAAAATCGCTAGAGTTAAGAGACAAAAAAAATCTGATGTTAGCTTTACACTAACAGCAAAACAACTATTAGAATTAATTCCTAGAGATTTAAAATGTCCTGTATTTAAAACTAAGTTTACATTTGGTAGAGACAACTTACTACATAACCTATCGTTAGATAGGATTGACAATAACAAAGGGTATGAAAAGGATAATGTTGTTGTAGTGTCTGTTAGAGCTAATACAATGAAGAGTTCAGGCACTGTAAAAGAAATGTATCAGGTTGCAGATTTTTACTATGAGTTAGAAAGGAAGCTGCATGATTGAATACATTAGAGGTTTAGATATTGCTGACGGTAGCTCGATACGTATGGACTGCCCTGAGTGCAAAGGACGTAAAACATTTACAGTGACCAACAACAATGGACAACTGCTGTGGAACTGTTATAAAGCATCATGCAGTGTAAGTGGTGCACACAAGATGAGCATGTCTGCTGAATCAATATACAGGAGATTAAATATGACTGAAGACAATAAGATCACAGACTTTTGTATGCCAGTAAACATAGTGCCTTTGAGCAGTGAGTATGAACAGGCAATGGCATGGGCATTTGGTTGGGGTCTGTCACCAAATAGACATGGCTTGATGTATGACATACGTGAACACAGAGTTGTGTTTCCTGTAGTGCATGAGGGTATAACTGTGGATGCCACAGGTAGAGCAATAGGAAAGCGTTTGCCTAAATGGAAAAGATATGGTAGTAACAGGTTGCCTTACACATATGGTTATGGTAAGGTCGCAGTTGTTGTGGAGGATTGTATAAGTGCTGCTGTCGTTGGAGATGACCGACATACAGGGGTAGCGTTAATGGGAACTTCAATGTCTAACGAACAAAAACAGTACCTATCACAATTCTCTACAGCATTAGTTGCTTTAGATAGAGATGCAGTAAGCAAAGCCTTACAATTAACAAGGGAGTTACACGGTGTAGTGGACAAAGTTAAAGTCCTAATGTTAAAGGACGATTTAAAGTATGGGAATGATAGGGATATAGAATTACTTAACATGGCTTGAAAGGAGAAGTTATGGAACTTTCTCTAATAAGAAATCTAATGGACAAAGATTTCTACAATAACAACAAAGGTACTAGATGTCCCGACAAGTTGTTTACTAAAGATGTCCAGAAGATTAAACACTCAATAGATAATGCTATGGCAACCTACGATCGCAGTGTCTCACCAGAGGAAGTTGAGGCACTTTTTTTGTCAGCTAATCCTACACTTACTACAGCACAGAAGTCTGTGTACAAAGATATGTTTACGCAACTTAAAGAAACAAATTTATTAGACAAAGATATAGCACATGACATAATGAGTACACTCTTCAGGCAGGTTGTAGGTGAAGAGGTTGCCAACATAGGGTTTGACTTTGTAAATGGTGATGCTACTACATTAGAACCATTACGTAGAATTATAGAATCATATGCAGACGATTTCATTCCTAGTGTTCAGATTGAATGGGAAGAAACAGACATTCTCACTCTTATCAAAGAACATAGCCTAGAACCAAAATGGAAATTTAACATACGTAGTTTAGCACGTAGGGTATCTGGCATAGGTCCGGGACACTTGATTGCTATAGGTGCTCAATCTAACACAGGTAAAACTAGCTTTCATGCAAGTTTAGTTATGGGCGATGGTGGCTTTGCAGATCAAGGTGCTAAAGTTGTAATACTGTGTAATGAAGAGTCTGCAAAACGTGTTCGTATGCGTTACATAAATGCAGCATTGGGTATGGTGGGAGTAGATATGTTAAAGGACATTGACAATCACAGAGAGTCAATTAAGCGGAAATTTAATAATGTTAAAATTACAGATGGCACATCAAGGAACATAGATTGGGTAGAAGCAGTATGTAAAGTTAGTAAACCTGATATATTAATACTTGACATGGGCGATAAATTTGCTAAAACTTCGACAACTATCAGTACGCATGAGCTACTAAAACAGAACGCAATACACGCTAGGCAGATTGCAAAGCAACATGACTGTGCTATATTTTATATGTCTCAGTTATCTGCTGAAGCTACAGGTAGAGTTGTTCTAGACCAAACTATGATGGAAGGATCTAAAACAGGTAAGGCAGCAGAAGCAGATTTAATACTGTTGCTTGCTAGAAATACCATAACAGGAGGGGGAGATAATGACGAAGATCCTGAGAGACATATCACCGTTGGTAAGAACAAGATTACAGGCTGGCATGGCGTTGTAACATGCGAATTAGACAATCAAATATCTAGATTTACATCATAAGGAGGACACACATGGTAAATATATTTAGACCCAAACCAGATGCAGAGGAACAGATCTTCTTTCCTTTTGGACCTGTTATGGGTTACAAGAAACTAAGTGCAAAGTTTGTGGCAGATATGAATGCATACTTTGATAAAGACGTTGCATCTATGACTGACTACTCTGATCAGCTAGTTGGTAAGGTAAAGCAGGAGTTGTTCTTTACAGACGAGATGCGAGACACATTCTTAAATGAGATCAAACAGTTTGTAGGTAGCTACAATAACACAGCTACGATACGTAACTCGTATGGACAGAACATGCTAGACACAGAGAAGAATAATTATTCTGTGCAGTTTATATCAGGTTGGATGGTGCGTCAGTTT